TGCCCCGGCCAGAGATCGGGCTAAATCCTTCTGGGAACACGCAGGATATCACTGTGAGGACCACGAGGATCAATTTGGCGTCGATCTTGTGGTCAGAGGCAAGGGTAAAACCTTCTATTGTGAGGTAGAGGTCAAGAAAAGCTGGCATGGGGTGCAGTTCAGCTACTCCACGCTGCATATACCCGTCCGAAAGGCCAAGTTCCTAACTAAACCCACTCAATTCCTCGTTTTTAACGCCGGATTACATGCAGTGGCTCGGGTAGGACGTAAGACAGTGGCCGCTGCGCCTTGCGTGGAAGTACCCAACTATAAATCGCCCTTTGGAGAGCGTTTTTACGACATCCCCGCCGAGGAAGTAGCATTCTACACCCTTGGCTCCGTGAATTAGGAGATTATCATGGAAGAAATCAATCAGGTCTTTAAAGAGGCCAAGAAACAGAAGCTACAGTCCGTTTTGGTCTGTGGTTTTGATGACACTGGTCAGGTCTATATGAACAGTTCGATCAACAGCCTACCCTACATGCACTGGCTGTTAAATCGGTCCTTGTTCGAGGTATCTCTGTTCGAGAAAAATCGACCAGAACCAGAGGCTGAACAAGAAAAAAGCCCCGAGGACAGTTGACCTCAGAGCCTTGTGTAGGTATAACAATACTTGAAAGGTTTGGTCACTTTTCAAGTTAGAATGCAGCCCCTTCGAGCGAAAGCCCGGAGGGGTTGTTTCTATTCTACGGGTAGTGATTCCCGGGTTTGTTCGTCCACGGCTGTACCGTAGTATGCTCGGCCCAAATACTTAGTCCACATCTCCACAGCCCCTGCCTCGTTATCCTTGGCTACAGCTTGCATGATTTCGTCGAACTTCTTTGGATCTGAGATCATCATGTCCATAGTGGCTTGCGCCGACCTTTGGAGTTCCGCAGCGTATTCCTTAGTAAAGGCGGCACCCAAGTTACGAGCAATCGTCGCCGTTGGGTTCAAGACACCAAAGCCAAGGGTTACTACTCGGTCCATCAGCTTCTTAACGTCTTTGTCATACGAGGTGGTAGAACCAAATGTATCCCCACGAAGTGCCCGACCATTGACAATCAAATCCTGAATTTCCATCAGACGTACTACTTCTGCCGCACGTTGTGGGTTGTCTTTGAATACAATTGTTAGAGACTTTAGGACAGGGCTTGCCGGATCTCGAAGCGCACGGCTCAGTTGGGCAGGGCTGTATCCAGATACCGCTGATTGCCCTCCATCCGTGAGGCCAGTACGACGGTTTGTGGTAATCTTCTGACTTAACCACGTCAGGTATTGTGACTGCATACCCTCCATTATCAGGGGGTTGTTGGTATTACCCGCCTGTTGCATCAAACGATTTAGGATGTCCGGGGCGTCGTTAGAAGAGAAGATCTCATTAAACACCGCCGGTGAGTTTGTTTTTACCTGAGGGTTGTTTGTGAGATTACCTATAAAACGGCTGGCTTCACTTTCCTTGGCCGCCTTAATCATAGCAGCATAGGTTTCGTCCGCTTTTGCAGCGACTTCGGCTGCGGACATCAGACCGGCCTCGGCCATCCTCAGATCCTCAACCACCGCCTTAAAACGAGCCACCTGATCCGGTGCTACTCGCTCCAGTACGGGTAGATATTCTTGTATACCAGAAATAATCTGAGAAGACCCGGGGGTTTGCCCCGCCGCTAGACCTCTCCCAATGTCATTGATAGCTTCAGCTATATAGGCAGAGGCCAAGTCCGGGGATACGTTGTCCGGCGTTTTAGCCAGAGCATCTGCAAACTGCTTTTGGTACGGCAAGAAGCCGCTTTCTAAAGCCTCGGCCCGAGCGTTAGCCCCGGCCCGTTGCATGTCTGGCGCACCCTTGGGGACACCAGAAGCACCGGATAGGTTAGGGTTTACGTTCTTGGCTGCGGTCTCGAACTGACGCAGAGGCGCTGAGTTAAGCCAAGTGTCCGCATGCTGTGCATACATATCCTTAGCCTGAATAAAGGCCGGGTCTCCGATGCCTTCCGCCATAGTGTCGATGCCACGCTTCAGCCCAATAAGCTGCTGGGCTTGCTGGGTAAGGCCACGAGACTGTAGTGCCTTGATACGGTCCTCGATCTGGGGGCGTAGCTGAGTGAAGACATCCTTAAAGGAAGGGCTTCGTGCAGACAAACGCTCCACCATCTCTTCATACGTCTCTGTAACGACCTCTCCTGAAGGGGACGTGGAAGACTTAGGAGTGACTAGGCTCAGGAGTTTAGGGAACGGGTCTGAGACTGTATCTGTAATAGTTACAGACTCGATGATGTCCGGCCACTTCTTAGGATCAGGGTAGGTCTCCTCAATGAGACGGACAAAATCATCTACCGGCAGAGGCAAGTCCGGCAGGTTTCTGAAGGCCTCGTTGTAGCCCTTGAAAGAGGCGCTCCAGTTTGCATACAACTGGTCACCTGTCATCCTATCTAGGGCATCACGAGAAGCTACATTAGACCCTAGAGGATTATTGCGTAGGCTGTCTTTGAGCAGATCAGTGACGTAGTTCTTAGTCTGCGTACTATTCAGGCCAGCTTCAGCCATCTGGCGTGTCTCGGCGGCATTTCTGGCTACTGTAGAGGCAGAGGTAAGCTCCCCGACAATGGGAGCCGCTAGTTCAGCCGCAGCGACATCTGTTGCACCTTCTCCGCCTAACTTTGTAGCGGTACTCGTGAGGGCGTCCTGCATAGATCCATCCATCACCGCTTGGCCAGACTGGACTATTTCAGACGACTCTCGTGCCCGGCGGATAGAGGACATACGTCCTGCCATCACTTCGGCGCTTTCATTGACGAACTTACTAAATTCGTCTGCACTCATAAAGCTGCGCTGCCATCCATAGGCTCGTTCAAAGTATTCCTTTGCTCCCATGAAGATAGCGGTAGTGGTGTCTGTGGTGATCTCTCCATTCTCGAGTAGGGAGGACTTAAACGAACTGTTATTATCTAAGACCTCTCCCATTATTCTAGCCCGTTCTGCGAACACAGTAGCCGGTACTGCCTCCTCAAGGTTTGGGTCTAGCATCTTGAACAGGATAGCGCCTTGATCTACATCTCGGTACTTCTTTTTCGTCATACGAGTGGGGAAGGCTTTTCCCCATAGGTATTTCCCCCCCTTATACGCAGCACCTAAGCCAGCCAGAAATCCAGAGAAGGCCACGTTGTCTGCGAAGTTTGTGAGGTTTCGGTTGTCCGCCGGGTCGATACCTAAAAATTCTACTACCTCATCCCCAAAGAAAGGATCTGATTGTTGTGGGGTAGTGGCCGTAGCGCCGACGTTAGCGCCGGTACCTATAATAAAGGTCTTCGCAAAGGCCTGCGCCGCTGCTTGGATGTCTTTCGGCTTTGTGTTTCGTATCTTCGACCACTGTTTAGCGGCGGCATTTGCTGCCTTTGAGGATAGACCATATGCCTTCTCTAGTTTAGTGGCTAAACCAGCGCCTGTTCCAGCGCCAACCAATATCGACACTATCTCAGTTCCCGCACCCTCTAAAGCACTTGCTGGAGGAACTGTCGGGAAGTTCTCTTTAACAAAGTCTGTGTCTGGATCGGTAATACGAAGAAAGTCTGTAACACCTTCCCCTACACGGGCGATTGACTTAGCTGTCTCAAATGCTGCGCCCCCTAAGGCACGCCTTAACCCTGAATCAGAGGCGGTTTCAGCCGGAGGTACTAGGTATGTAACCGGGTCTCCGTCTTCATCTGTGTTGCGTTGCACACGAAACCCAAGGCTGTTCTCTTCTCCCGTATTATCAAAGATGGCACGGTTTGCCGCTAGGGTAGCGTTATCGAACAAGTTACGCTTCTGCCGGAGAGACATATCCTCCCAGCCGGGAGCCTCCGACTCTAGTTGCAAGTAAATGGGGCTAAGTTTGTCGCTTTCTGAGAAGCCGCCTATTCCACCTACATCATTAGCCCCTGCCCCAACTATGGCAGGAAAGAATTGACCTACTGTGTTTCGCCCTACTCCATACACATCTCTGCCACCCTGATAGTAGTCCTCTGAAGTGAACGGGGCGCTGGTCTCTGGGTCAGGATTAGCAGTTACGTCTTCAGTATCTGTACTAGGAAAGAACGTGTCTTGGATTGCCTTTAGTTCTTCTTCTGTAGGCTCAGTACCTGCGATAGCTACCCTCTCAAGGGTGCCGTCTGGAAGTTCAATGGTGATGACGTTCTCTTCCATTAATTTGTACCTCCTTCAGGTGTTAACCGGAAGATACCGTCATCTCCACGTCTAAGGGGTGCAGTGCTAGTCGCCGGTGGTTCTGCATTTTGCTTCAAACTATCTATCGGGCTGTTGAGCCACGCAGCGAAGTCTTCTGGGGCGAAGTCAGACTTAGAGTATTCTTCGTAGGTCATTGTCTCTATACCGAGATCTATACCATAATCTCTTAGTTCCTGAACCTCAGACATCTTCTTCAGTCCATTTGCACCGGCGTCAGTGAATACGCTGCGCTCACGCACAAAGCTGCGCATGTTCTTAACGAAGGATTCCACGCCATTACCTGCTTTGAGAGAGGCGAGAATGTTGGTGTAGTCTTGGTTAGAGAAGCCGTTCCCTTCTTGCCCCAGTGTCTTACCGGCGGCAAAGATGAAGCGTGTGAGTTTAGCCGCAAACTGCTTATAGTTCGCTGCGACTTCATCGCTAACTTTGTTGGTTTTAAGGAAGTCCGACATCACTTTCTCTACAACGGACTGAGACGACATACCTTGGTCATACGCTTCTTCGGCTGATATCTGTAGCATAGTGAAAAGGGTGTTTGCCTCCCTCTTAGCTGAAGCGACCGCAGAGGTACCTGCGCCGACAAGTGTTAGCACTACGGGATCGTTTATGGCTAATTCTTCTAGGGCATAGGCCTGTTGTGACAGGTCCACCATAGCATTCATACCGTCTCTTTGTTTGGTCCGTGGAACACTAATGGAGTTGCGTAGTTTAGTTGTATAGTCTCGGTCATCATCAGAAACGATATTCTGTACAGCTTCTTTGAGTACCTCTGTACCGTCCGCCAGCGTGTATCCTGTGCCAGTAGGTACACCAGAGGCTCGTCTTGTTTGCCCATCTGTTGTTGTATAAGTAATTGTGACAGTCTTCTGTTCGCCCGGTTTGGCGGAGGCAGTTGCGGCTGCTTGCATACCCGACTGAAGTGCTGGGGCAATGTTGTCGAACCAGCTTTGTGCGGCGGCTACTACAGCGGGATCGTCGCTGGAGAGATCTAGCGTCTTACTTGCATATTCTGCCGCATATTCGGACGAAGTCAGAGTGTCTTTCTTCTGCCCTGAGAGAGCGGATTTAAGAGCCAATACCATCTGTTGCCGAGCCTCAGTGCTGGCGGCTTCGTAGGCTGCGCTTTTGATCAGGTTCTGTGTGGCCAGCTCTTCGAGGTTGTTGATCTCTTGTGGCTTCTCTGGTTTATCGGTGAACCGCATTACACGGAGGAGCAATTGTCCCTCAGTAGACATCCAATGATTAATAGCGGCTTCCTTCTGTTCGAATGTCTGGTCTTCGGGTAGGCCTTTTATGAATAAATTTAGTGCCTCTTGGACGGTCTTTTCTGGTGTAAGGCCAGCTTTCCGCTCCGCTTCTATCTTTAGGTCTAGAGCCGCTATACGTTGAGCCAGTTGGTCTTTATACACACCAGATACGTTGGTTATACGACCTGCCGTGATGTCTCTTTGAACACCCCTTAGTTCTTCCGGGTTTGTGGTGGATAATGACGGCAGTGCCTCATTCCGAGTATCATTGAGGAAGTCGGTTGCCTGTGCCCGAAGTGCGTTCATGACTTGGGGGTCAATTCCCTTATACTCAGGCGGCATAGTATCTACGGAGTTTGTCTGTCTTATAAAGGCATCAAGTTGCTGTTCGTTCATATCACCAACATTTGGGGTGTCAGTGAATTGCTTGAGAAGAAATTGGGCACGTTTTAGCTTGTCTTCCTGACCAGCCACACCTGTTAGTGCTACAACGGCGGCCATAGCTTTCTCGTAGTCATCAATCTTATTGACTTCGATCTCTTCTGCGGCGGCAGTTTTAGCCAGAGGGTTAATCTTCAGTGTTCGTACAGTCGCTGCGGTACGCTCTGACGGAGTAGCTTCGCCATCTGCTTCTGCTAGAACAATATCAGCGGCACTATCAGACCCGCCTCCCAGACCATCTGGGTTTGTTACGTCAGTCTGTGTGTCTAGGGCCGCTACCTGTCTCTCTGACGCAGCATTGATACGGGATTCTTGCCGTTCTACAAATCTCTGCGCCCATTCACTTCCAAGAGAGGCCTCTTGTACAGGCTCTCCGTCCGTCTCAGCCGGTGTATCATCCTGTGATACAACTGTAGGGGCTTCTTCTGGGGCTGACTGTACAGAAGATTGATCCCCGAAGGCCTCGTCCATCTCTTGCTCTAGAGGTGAAGCCGGAGCGTCATCTGGGGCTGTCTCTACGGCAGCCGGTGGGGCCGTCTCGGTAGGAGGCCCATCAGAATACACTAATGTCTTGTCCTCAATCGCCTTACTTAGCTGAGTGAATACCGTGTTATCTGATATGCCACCATTAAGCATCGTGTAGGCGGTCATCACCGCATCATTAGGATTTACCCCGGGAGGCAACGTCAGCGTAGAGACGATGTTTTTGGCCTTTTTCATCATCTCATTGTAGTCGCTGGTTGCGTCGGCCTTTGCCTTGGCAGCATCAATCTCAGCCTGTTTATCTAGTTTAGCTAGGGCCAGTTCTTTGTCTGCCGCTGCCTTATTCGACGCCGCATATGCAGGTACAAAGCCAGCCGCAAAACCTTCCGCAAACCCAACGAGGCCGTCACTTGGACCGCCTACGTCGTAGTTCTTCATGAAGTCTCCGAATTTGTATTCACCATAACTCATACTACTTCTGGCTCCTCTTCTTCGGAGTATCCAAGCATCTCGTCTTGGGTATCTTTGTCGGCGGGACCGTCATCCAGACCCGACATAGCGGACATAAGACCGCCACCTTCTACGGGATCTTCTTCCGGCATCACTTCTCCCGGGGTGTCGTCGAGGCCTTCTTCTTCCTCTTCGTCTTCCCCTATGAGTTCTACCATATCGGCCACCATTTCTTTGGTAGCTACGGTAATCTCTTCATCAATACCCATCTCGTAGTCGTATCCCGCTTGAACGGCGATAAGCTCGATGGTCTTGGCCACAGGGCCAGCAATCACAAGGGCAAAGTCTAGCGTCCACTTACCTAGACCCACGTTCCGGGTAAGGTAGAAGTCGGTCATAGTTGCTACTGTAATTCCGTTGGCCAGCATGGTCTCTAGCCCGATTAGAGCATTGGGCTGCTTAAACTCTTTAGCGGCAAACTCTAATGCCTCGTCGTAGTCTGTAATCTCAGGCGGACGGTGCCACGGATAGTTCTTAGTCTCAGAGGTGAAGTTCTCTCCGGGGATTGGCCCATCAAATTCAGGTTCAGTCCTCATCTTCGATCTCCTCTTCTTCTGAGTCGTCGATGCGCTCTCCGGCTTCATCGCCCAAGTCCTCGATCAAAGTCTTCTCGAAGTCTGCAAAATATTGTGGGGTATATTTCATGTCGGGGAAAACCTCGAAGGTCTTCTCAGGAACCTCGCCCCGGTAATAGGAGCGAATGGCCTTGATTACGGCTTCTTCAAATCTCATTGGAGCCTCTCATACTTAACTGTAAGATATCCGTGTTCTGGGTGTCGTGACACGGCGTGTGGGTGTGTCTTCATAGCCTCTTGGGCCATCACACCTACGTTATGAAACTTCTCAGCGCCGATGGATTTAGCAGTCTCAGACCAATCCCATTTATAGAGGGGTAGGCCAGACTTATGCGTTCCGATGCGTGTGACGTTTTCTTTGAGTTGTTCGTCTGAGGGCCAAAGACTTAGTAATGTAGTAAGACCTTTAGCCCCGCCAAACATGCCGCCGTTTCCAAACATACCCCCAGCTACTGAACCCATTACAGATCCAATAGCACCAAATAGACCACTCTTCTTTTCGGCCTTGGCCTTCATTGCGGCCATCTGCATTTCCATCTTCATCTGGAACATCTTCATGTCCCGGTCTGCTTGGTTCTCAGAAGACTTCCATGTCCAGTCTAGCTGTGCATCTGAACGATCCCACATCTGGTTTAGTTGCTCGGATGTTAAGCCCACCATGTTCTTCACGTCGGTGGCTGCGGCATCAAATTTGTTCTGGTTGTTTTGCAGGGTCACAGACTGACGCCACTTGGCGTTAGACAGATCGATGTTGTACTGCATGTTCTGGTAGAACTGTTCACGGGCATTCTCGAGTGAGGAGTTAAACTCAGATCGGTCATTCACCTCTCCGGTATTAAACTTCTTCATACCGTTTACTTGCTCGGTGTTAAAAATGTCGATGTTCGCATCAAGCTGATCATAGAACTTATTCATGTCGTTGCTCTGTTCCGCTGAGAACATACGAGCGGCATTAGTCATCTTGGCGTCTTCTAATAGAGACTGTACACGAGCCTGACTATTGATCACCCGAGCTTGCTGGATGTTGGACATATTAGCCAAATCCATCTGCATGAAGTTCTTGGAGTTGTTCAGAGCCGCATTCATCCGGGCATCTAGGTTGGCTAACTCTAGCTTAGAGAGAACCATTGCCTTATTGATTGTGGCTTGCTGCTTGTTGTCCAAGTTCTTCATGGCAATTCCATTGAAGATTTGGGCATCTTGTTGGGCAATAGGTAGTGTGGCCTCAATCATAGCTTGGGCTACGGCAGCCTGTCCGGCAGTACCGGCATTAGTGAAGGCAAATGTGCGGTTCACATTACGGGCAATACCCGCTGCCCATGTAGGTATCTTAGGCTGTCCGTCTGGGCCGGTAAACTGTTCTGAAATAAGTTCTAGCTGACCCATTACGGTCTGCTTCGAGTCGGTGTAGTTACCTTCACCTAGCGTCTGGGCCAGTATCTTACCGGCTACTGTAGAGGTGTCGATGACGTTTGAAATGTCCTGAGAGGCAAAGTCGTTAACAGCTACACCGAGTTGGTTAACTGTACCATCCTCGTTGCGCCCTGTACCAGCCCCTGTCATGTCCACAGTCATATCTTCTGCGTCGATGATAGCTGCGTCTCTAACTTCGCCTGTGGCGGCGTCTACGTCGTTCTCATCACGGGTTACACGATCAAATGTAGTCTCTGCCTGAAATGTCTCAGCGTCCTTCTTGACCTGATCCACGGCTGTGTTTGTGTAGCCTACAGTGTCGGCGTCTTTGCTCAGTGCGTTGGTGTCCGTATCGAAGCGAGGATCTTTACCATCCACAGTAGTCCCTGATGTATCTGCGTCGATAATAGGGACTTCGTCACTCAGCTTCATATCCTTGCGCTCAAGGAATGCACCGGGGTCTCCGATGATGTCTTCAGACACATTGGTAACGTCTGTGTTACCGACTATATTCACGCTATTTGGCAATGCGCTGGGATCGCCAATCAGCCCCTGTGTAGATAATACATCAGCCATAGTTTTTCTTTTCCTCTTGGCAGGATTTCACTCGATCCCGTAACTTTATGTATCCGAACATAGCCTCTGGGATGGCCCAGCTATCTTCGGGCAAAGCATCCAATTCGTCGGCTAGTTGTTCATTGAACTGGTCTGAGTAATCATTAATTGGTGGGCAGTAGATCTCTAGCTTTGTTCTAAAGACCGTTTCGGCGCACCCGCTCAACAAGCTCAGTCCGATTACGAGGAGCGTTAGCTTGAACATCTGATTCATGGCCCTGCATCGCCTTATAAAAGTCAGACCGCTTATTGGCGGCCTCTAATTCGTCTTTCAGGACTGCGTTCTTAACCCTGCGGCCACCACCGAGGCGGCCTAAGACGTAGATCACAGGCAAGGCTACAGAGAAGGCTATGATGATAGCGGTCTTAATCTTGCCTGTGATAAATCCGAACATTATCGGGTGCCTTCCTTGCTGTCTTTCCAGCGTGAGTAAGCTACTAGGGCGATACCTCCGACAGCACACAACAGGAAGATTGTCTTCATGCTATCGCTGTATGGAACTAAGGCCTCGATCTGTGGAGCAATCTCGCTCAGTGCCGTAGCGGCACCAGCTACACCCGCACCAGCCATAGTCTTAGACTGGGTCAAGGGTTTGGGTTTTGCTTCCTCGATCTTCTGGGGCATCTTATCCCCGCCATCACCGGCCAGTTTAGCGTCCATTGAGAATAGAGCCGCTTCGGCTGCACGACGGCGTGTGAGGCCACGCAGAGGTGTTAGCTTGCCGTCTACCCGAGCCTTATTCCAGCGCATTAGCTGGTTAGGTACGTCGTGGTACTGGCCTGAGTTCAGACGGGAAAGCAAGGTGCTGGACTTGAAGTTGGCTGCACCGACGTTGAAAATGAACGAGGTCAGAGCATCATACTGGTTTTGGCTGAGAGGGACTTCCACATAGCGGTGGATCGCCTTTGCGTGATCTTCTAGATCAGCCACGAGACGGGCCTCGGCTTCCTCTACGGTAATACGCATACCAGAGCGGACGCCTTTGCAGGAACCCCACCCAATTGTGTACTTTCCGGCGGGGCAGCGATACGAATGGATTAGACCATCCTTACCTTCCTTGTGCAGTCCTTCGAACTTTTTAACGAGGCGAACACCCGCCTCGCTGATATTATCAGGGATCATAACTTATCCTCGAGTAGAAGCATACGGCTGAGTAGCCGGTGACATCATACCAGTACGATAGATGGTGCTATTTTGGATGCTATCCAGCGTACCAAACATCTGGTTCATGTCGTAGCCAAACTGGCTAATACGAGATCCCTGTTGATCAAATTGTGAGATCATTAGATTGCCATTCTTGTCGATGGCTCGTTTTGTTTCGTTGCCTTGTGCGTCTAGGCTGTTTGCAATCAAGCGACCTTGCGTATCAAACGCATCCGCCAGATTTCGGTAGCTGTCACGAACACCCGCATCCAGTTGGTCACCTTGTGTTGTTACAAGGTTACGCACGTCACCCAGCTTGTTTAGATACTCGTCTTGGGCGGCCTGACCCTCGGCACTAGAGGCGTCTATACCCATAGTAAGCTGACGAGCTACATCAGCAAAGTTTGTATCAAGTTGAGCCGCTGCATCTTCTGTGGCTCGGGCGTTATTATCAGCGGCTGCCTGAATTTGCTGAGTGGTGGTCGCAGCATTTTCCGACAAGCTACCTTGAATACCGGATACGGCGTTCTGTAGACCAGTCTGGAGATCATTACGGGCACGGTTAGCCAATGTGGTGTCGTCGCCGTACTGATCGGTAAAGGTTGAGAAGTCGGAGGTTAGTCCGCCTAAGGTACCAGACATATCTGCCTGACCCTTTGAAAGATCACCGTAGTAGGTGTCGAGGTTTCCGCTCATACCATCTACGGCAGACTGAATACCACTTTGGCCAGCGGTCATGTCACGGGTTAGATCACCGAAACCGGAGGTCTGTCCGGTCTGTAGAGTACCTAGAAGGGTGTCTACGTTGTCGAAACGACCGCCTGTCATATCAGATATGCTGCCGAAACGATCTGAGAGGAAGCCTTCAAGGTCTGTCTTGTTGACCCCTAGCTGATCTAGGATGTCTTGGCGAGATCCGGCGATATCCCCTTGGGTATCTTCAAAACCCTCAGTGATGTCTTCGCTTTGTTGATCAAATTCACCGCCGATGTAGTCTTGCTGATCACCAAACTCGTCTGTGATAAAGTCTTCCTGCCCCTCGAAGGCGTCGTCCATGTAGTCTTCTTGTTCACGGAAACCAGTAGTTACTTGGTCACCCACACCCTCAACGTCTGCTGATAGGTTGCTGAGACCCCGTTCTGCGGAACCAAAGCCAGAGGTCATGCCTGAGTATACGTCGTCGATAGCATTATCGAGGTTTGCGTAACCAGTATTCATGTCGTAGTTCATATCAGTGATATCACCACTGATCTTATCTTGTCCGCCGAATACATCTCTAAACTCGGGGTCAGCGTATTCTTTAACAGCGCCTTTGATCTCATCCAAAGACGGGCCGCTAGAGCCACCACCACCGAACACAATCATCCCAGAAGCACGAGGGTTGAGGTACCGCCCGGGGCCGTAAGTTGTAAGGAAAGGATTTCCCATATTATATCTCCATGTTGTAGACGTGGTAGAGAAGCTGGTAGGGCTTACCTTTGTTGCTCTCTAGATGACGAAGCCTTCTTTCCCAGCCTCGACGACCCCACACTTGCATTGAATTGCACCCGTTTTTCTTTGCGAATTCTTCGAGTGTTGTATGATGAGCGGTCCAAGTGTCCCAGTCAGGGACTTGCCCAGCGCAGGTCATGATAAGCAGAGACTTGCTGTGTGCGCTGGTAGTGAACCTAGTGACTATTACGGTTATCACTTGACCGTCTTCGTCTCGGGTTAGCCAGATGTGCGCCTGTTCAGACAGGGCCATGAGGCAGATTGAGAAAGGATCATATTCACCGATTGAGTGGTGAAGGGCGGCGTCTATATGAGGTTCAAGTAGAGGCCAGAGTTTAAGGACTTGAGGTGGGTTGAGTAGGGATGATTTCACTATCTAGCCGTACCACTCAAAATGAGATGTAGGAAGCGTTGTGCCCGGGAATAAAGTGCCATTTGTGGGGTCGGATCCAAAATCTATGCCAGTGCTGGTTTTTAATGGCAAAAAGTGGTATATGTTGTAATTACCATTACTAGTACTAGCTACAACATTATGGTGTGGTGCAAAATAGCGGGCCACTGAGTTGCCAGTAATTTTTAGTAGCAAGCATTTATGATACCCACCGGCGGCCTCATAGAACCCCGCAACAAAACCCGTAGCATTTGCTATACCTGCACCGGGTATCCCACTAAAAGTAGCTGTTCTTCCATCGTTCTGCTCAAACCAGATACCCTGTCCTGCGTTGGCATGGTCATAAATAATTGAGTTGCCAATTTGGTATGATGTGCTTGATGAAGTGACACTTACTTGTGTGAAGAGAGATGCCCCTCCCGTTACGCTGCCCTGCCCCGACCCCGAGCCTAGGTACGCTGGCCTGTTATTGAAGGTGGTATTCCAGTCTTCTGGTGTTATATTTGTTGGAGCAAAAAAACTCAGAAAATGTCCATACCCCCCCGGTATGGAGGACCAGCCGCTGGTATCTGGTTTGTCATCTGGCGTAGTAAAATTGTTATTCCATTCGTACAGAAAGCTGGTGGTACTAGCCCCAAATATGTCTGCGAGACCGCCAGCCACCCCCCCAGCCCCGCCGGGATTAAAACCTCGGGAGGAACCTCCCCCGAAAGTACACAGCATAGGGGCGTACAAAGGCTTCTTAGCTTCTAAAATTCGGAACATCTAGACGGCCTCTTCTCTAAAGTTGTAATGCGAATTACCCCACGCCGTGTTTGATACGTTTTCAATGAAGCCCTGACACTCAATCAGGGTTCCGCTAAAGAGGTATACGGCCTCCCCGCCCTCGTTAGGGTCAGCTAAAACCCTGTGCGTTACTTCAGACATAGTGTACCCTCTAATTAAGCATACTGCGACTGGGAAGCCAGCACAGTGAAAGTAGCATTCGCCGTCTTGATGATCGTGAATGTATATACGTCGATACCAGAGGCGTTGCCTTCAGTCGGGGCGCTACCGCCTGACCACTTTGGCGTGACTGTGGAGCCATCAATTTGCACGGTATTAATGTAATATGCGCTACTGCCATTTGTGAAAAGCAGCGTACAAGTGACACTTTGTCCAGCACCCAAAAGCGTATTTGGGTTTTGCAAGTTAACAGTTCTATTTGCTAGTTGATTTGCATTCGCAAATACTATCCCTTGGTTTTGCAGATTGAAGTTAATTGTTCCGCTTGTTGAGGCGGTCACTGTTACCAACTCTCTAACTTCCTCAATGTCCAAGGTGCCGTCTACAGTAACGCCGTCAGTGACCGCTGTGCCTGTTACGTTGATACCGCTGGTGGTTGTTGCAAATTTCGATACGTTGTCGTGGTAAAGTTCTACCGCACCGTTAGTTGTAAACAGTGCTTTAAGTTCACTATTAGCTGCATTGATTATGCGAACCTCATCACCAGATATGTTAAGGTTGCCTGTGCCAGTATCTCTAAGGTAACTATTGACCCCATCATGATACATCTGGAGGTCATTGCTGGTCCCAAAGTATGCAGTATCGCCGTCATTCAGAGAAAGGCTATCCGCTGCAACATTGCCCGAGACTGTGATTCCATTGGTGGTCGTTGTCATCTTAGTGGCATCATTATGCCTTAATGATACAGCACCACCATCAGTAGCAGACAAGTAAACTTTTGTACCCGCACTGTTTTGTAGCTGCAAGTCTGTACCTTGAAGAAGCAATGATCCAGTACCACTGTCAACAATCCGACTATGTGTCCCGCTGTGATAAATCTGGAGGTCATCACCCGCACCGAACACAGCCTTGTCGTTGTCGCCGAAGTTGACATGGTCCTGAAAGGATGCCCCTGCATTAAAGTTGGCTCTACCAGCCGCAGACATATCAAGGGTGAGGGCGGTTATTGATGAACCACCATCGTTACCCATAAAAATATATATCTTTATTTGAGACCTCTGACTTTATTTGTAAGCTAGAATTATCGTTACTAAACTTAGCAAATCTTGTACCGCCATCATCTATGAAAACATCACCGCCATCAGCATCAAGGATAATATCTCCTGCTGCATCAAGCGTAAGATCTCCAGAAGACAGTGCAATCGTAGTTCCATCAATGTTGATGTTATCAATATCTACGCCACCATCAAATGTTGCTGATGTACCTGATATAGCGCCAGTAAATGTACCGCCAGCCAGAGGCATCTTAGTAGCAATGCTGTTCGTGACTGTAGTGCTGAAGTTTGCGTCATCACCCAGAGCCGCCGCCAGTTCGTTCAGCGTATCCAGTGTACCCGGTGCGCTGTCTACCAAGGCCGCAACCTCAGTGGCTATATCTGCCGTTTTAGCCAGAGGAAAGCCCCCAGCCGTCGAGCCGTCATGTACGACTATTGTATCTTTGTCTGTATCAACCGTGACTTCGCCAGCTAGACCTGTGAAGGTGTTGTGCTGAGTGGTAGTGCCACGGCGTAGCTGAAGTGCGTTTGCCATTGTTTAAATACTCCCGAAGTCAAAATCGACTGATATTGTTCCGCCGGTGATGGCGACATTGTTTGCGGCCTGTGTAGCCATAGTATCTAGCCCGAGGTTTGTACGAGCCGCTGGTGCGCTAGAAGCCCCAGTACCGCCGTCTGCAATCTCTAGGTCTGTGATACCTGTAATGGAGCCACCGGTGATCGCCACACTAGTGGAGTTCTGGTTACCCATGTCCCCGGTAGGTGCGGTAATGTTGGCCCAAGAACTTCCGCTGTAGTACCGCATGAATCCTGAGACGGTATCAAAGTAGAGGTCACCAGCTACTAGAGAACTATTGTTGTTACGCTGTGTGGGTGCTGTGGCCTTTGGGCCTTGATATACGTCAGCAAAGTTTGTGATGTCGGTGACGTTAGTAGCCGCTGTAGTTACATCACTAGCGATACCGGCTACTGCGGTTACGTCACTATCGATGTTTGCTACTGAGGTGACATTGGCGTTGTTGTTCGCCACTGCGGTTACATTAGATGATATACCAGCTACAGTAGTAACGTCAACACTTACTCCAGCAACTGTGGAAATATTTCCTGCAATAGACGCCAACGTACTAATGTTATTGTTAGGTGTGATCTGCCCCACAACAGTATTGATGTTGGTGTTGTTGTTCGCCACAGCCGTTACGTCCGAAGAGATCCCGGCTACTGTAGTTACATTGGCTGAAATTGGAGCTAATGTTGATACATCTGAGCTTATGGCCGCTAGTGTTGATACTGCGCTACTCACACCCGCCACTGTAGTGACGTTGGCGCTTATTCCAGCCACCGTATTAACATTTGTTATAACATTGGATACGGTCTGCACATCCGCCAGATTGTTAGCCACAGTGACGATGAAGCCATTAGGCGCTCCGCTCGTGCCGGTAGCTGCATCCGTGATAGCCCCAAAGTCGTATATCTGACCGGCTACAAAGTTACCTGAACTGAGGTCATTGGCTACATTAACCAGATCGTCGATGTTTGTGGCGATAGTACCAATGTTAGCGTCTGTCGCCCAGTATTTAGCCGAGTAGTTAGTGCCGTCTACTGTGCCGCCGGTGTAGCTTGCCCAGTCTTTGGCCGAACCAATATTACCTCGGATAACCGTACCGATGGCGTATTCCTTGGCAGAGTATTCACTCTCGCCTGTAATAGTGCCTGTGGTCTTGGTAGCCCATTCTTCTGCCTCGTCCTCAGACGCCTGTGCGTTAGCCGCAGAGCCAGAGGCTTGGGCCGCTAGTGCAGAAGCCGTAGAGGCGCTGGCCGCAGCCGAAGTAGCAGAACCTAAGATAGAATCCACATAGGATTTGTTGGCTGCGTCACCATTATTAGCCGGATTGGCTAGGCTGGTGATGGCTTGGGAGTTCATATTGATAGCACCAGACATTGTACCGCCAGTTGTGGCTAGACGAGTGTCTCTCTGCGTATCAACGTAGCCTTTGTTTGATCCGTCAGAGTTGGCTGACGGCGTCGGCATGTTTGTGATCTTGTTGGTGCTGTCGAGATCAATATTACCCGTCATTGTGCCGCCGCTCAAGGAGAGCTTAGTGGCAATGCTATTGTTGACCGTTGTAGCAAAGTTAGCGTCGTCATTGATCGCTGCGGCTAACTCATTGAGTGTATCTAATGCAGCCGGTGCAGAGGATAAAACGAGTGCTACTTGTTGGTCCACATAGGCTCTTGTCGCAGCATCAGTAGGATTAACGGGAGTAGACAGACCCGTAATGGTGGACGCTGTTGTAGCATCCATGTCCAAGCTACCATTGATCACCACATTGTTGAATGTAGAAGATCCGCTGGAAGCGGTTACGTTACCTGTTACATCCCCGGTCACAGCGCCCGTCACAGCGCCTGTGAGATTACCTGTAACATTACCCGACACGTTACCAGTGAGGTCTCCTGAGAAGCCTGTAGAGGCCGCCACAGTAAGTCCTGTGATGTTTAGTGGCGTAGTACCACCAATCACGCTGTTGTTGATTGTACCGCCGGATATAGTAGCATTAGTCAGGTTAGCGGAGTTGTTAGCAGTCAACGCCGTGAATGTACCCGCAGCGGCAGTGGCCCCACCAATTGTAGTCCCGTTAATAGTACCGGATGTGATAGCGGCATTTGCAATAGTGTTAGATGCGCCATTGAAATTGGTGATGTTATTGAATGTAGCCGACCCGTTAAAGGTAGCGGCACCAGTATTAGTCTGCGTACCGCCTACAGTCATATTTCCTGACACGGCTGCGGACACGGAGTTTAGAGACCCAGATAGGTTTGCGTCTTTGAATTTAAAGGTGGTGGAACCAAGATCTACCGCACCAGTGACACCGGGTTCAATGACTGACCCCGTCTCAACCATAAGCATCTCACGCCATACGGCAGAGCCTACAGTGTTGTTGATGCAGATGTACCAGCGGTCACCTGTATAGTTATACCAGTAAGAACCTCGGCTGTAGCCATCATCTGCGTCGTCACCATTACCGGGGTTGGTAGTAGCAGCTAAGTTATTCTTTCCGCCTGTACCGCCGTTTGTTGCCGGAAGATATCCAGTCACAGAGGTAGCTAAATCAATTTTAGGGGCATTACCTGACGTACCGTCGTGCGTGTGTCCAGTTACCCCAAAAGAGCTTGCCAACTGGTTGAACTCAGCATTCAACGGCGGCGCAGTGATGTTTGCGCCGTTAATAATTTGTGAGGTAGATTGCCGGGTATATCCAGCCATTATCGTCTCCCTGCGATACTGAACTCAAAGACGATGCCCTGAATGGAATAGGGGGCAAAGTCGCCTGAGGTTACATAGGTTATTTGTACGGAGTTCCCGCT